ACAGCACCAGTATTACAAGCAGTAATATTGGCATCAGTTACGTGTAACTGTCCAGTGCTACTTAATCTCAAAGGAGCATAATCACCATCAGCAGGGGTTAGTGTAGTCAAGGTATCATCACGAACCGCCAGGGCCATCACTCCAACATCATTTGCACCACAAGCCACATCCCTTGCTTTACCAAGATTAGTTGCTCCTGTTAGTGGTATAATACTGATAACATCCACATCCCCAATGTCTACACCAGTATTGGCTGCGAGTTTTCCTATTGCATTAGCACCTGTTTGGATAATGACCTTGCATTTATCTGTATCGTCCCAGTCATCTATTATTTGCAATGCCGTAAGTATATTTGCTGTGTTGGCATCAAGAACATGCAACCTACCATTAGCATCAGTTATTAATGGTTGATAGTCAACATCTGTAGTTCCCAAAGCAGCAGCAGCATCCTTGCGAACAGTAAGAGCCATTACCCCGACATCGCCTGTTGTATGTCCGGCATCCTCAGCTTTACCAAGATTTGTAGCAGCTACACCAGGCACTATTGAAGTAACATCCACATCACCAATATCTACTCCTGTGTTAGCAGCAAGTTTACCTATTGCCGCCGTTCCAGCAGTCAAGGTAACATCTCCTATATCTACTCCACTATTAGCCGCTAACTTTCCAATAGCATTAGTGCCTGCTGGCAATGCTTCGCCAAACTTAATGTCACCTATATAAGTAGCATCAGCAATATCGGAAGCTGGAGCAACTGTCAAAGCATTGGCTTTGGTTGCCTGATTCACTCTTATAGAACCAGTACCATTAAGTGTGCCATCCACCAATTTAACAAACTGAACTAAACCTTCTGTATGTGAACCGTCTACTTGAATACTATCGGCAGCCACAACAGCACCTGTTCCTGGTGTTATGTCTACATTATCAGCAGCCATAATTTTTCCTTATACTGTATAAGTTAAAGTAAGTAAGAGTCCTATTGGGTTCCCTGTCACTATATCTGCGATAGCAGTAAAATACATTTCATTATTATCTACATAAAATATAGTATAGTCAGCCCCGTTTTTAATTACCATACCAGCAAATTCTGGTTCTGCGTCTGTATGGGTATTCTGTGGTGTGGATAGTGTAACTTTGCCACCAGCAAGAATAGTAACTATAACTTGATTCTCAGTTCCTACTATCCAATTTGTTAAGTCGGTAACAGATTCAAAGACCTTACCAGAACCAGTAGCAACCAATCTGCTTGCTACTAAATCACTTAATGTAATGCTCTTGAAATCAGGGGTTGCGGTGTACCCTAATTTCTTAGATAGCAACTGGATGGCTCTCTTAACAGATATATCACAATTCTTTGGGTCAGGTACAAGCGGCATAATTTACCTTGCTAACATTTGAAGTAAGGATGAGTAGTCAGGGTATACATCCTCAATCCGCTCAAGGAATCCCGCCTTTTGTCCCATCACACCAAGTTGTCTTTGTTGCATAATATCCTCAAGCCTTAGTCGTGCGGGAGCACCTACATCTGCTTCCCACTTACGTCCTACTCCTGCCGCTGTGGTTGTGCCATACATACCAGAGGAAATCATCTGTTGCATTTCCCCACCCACTCCTTTTGTTCTTGCTCTTTCTATTTCACCCAACCCTCTTTTTTCAAATGCTCCACCAGGCCCAACCATTCCCATCATTTTATCGTACATTTCTTCAATACGCTTTTGTCTCGCTATATTGGCTCGTCTCGCACTTGCTGATTGAGCAGATATTTGACTTGTTAATTGTCCTCCATAACCACCACCAACAACTCTTGTGTATGGTTTTAGTCCTTTGGTCGGTGGCCCCAATAGCGGAGTCCTTGATGCTGCCCCACCAGTTAAATATTGTGCCATTATTTTATCCTTCCTGCTTCTTTCACTTCACCAAATATTTTATTTATCGCCCAAGTTTCTGAGGCAGTCGAATTATAGAATTTAATTCCTAACCAAGCCCCACGAACCCTTGTGCGTATCCTCGCCTTACGCCCAGTGCCACTCAATGTCCCAGTGGTAAATGGCGTTGCGGCATTTCTAATATCCTCAATTACCGTCTCTGCATCATCAGCAACGTGTATATCATAGCTCACACTATCAGTGTCAGCAAAGGCCCCACTCCCACCTGTTGCACCACCACCAAGTTCAATGGTCAGTGAAGTCAGTTTACCCTCCTTGTCATTGTCCTCTGTCAAATGATGTATTGGCCAAACCACATAACTTGATATTGGGTCAGTTGAACCGCCGGTATCATCATCCTTCCCTGCCGCTGCTGGCTCAAACTTTCTGATATACCCATCCTTGCAACCCACAAGCAAATCCGCATAGTCATTGTCATTTGCGGCATAGTAAAACAGTGAATAAGGCCCACATTCGTGTGGGTAACTCTCAGGAAAGAAACCCCCAAGTTTTAGGTCATACCAGTAATTAGAGTTGTGGCCGTCAGATAGTGTAGTAATGCAAATCAGTATACCATGTCGTTTTCTGTCATAAGCCATCGTGATGCGATGTGTGGCTGGGTTAGCATCCTCATCACTAACTAAATTAGGCAATGATATTTCAGTCAGGTTCTCAACACTACGAAACCCCAACGGTATCTTGTAGATACCACCTGTTCCAAAGAAATAAAGATTACCAGCCCCGTCAAAGCACCAACTGTTCGCACCGAACATCCCCACAGTCAAGTCAACTTCATCTATCTCACCACCAGTGGCGGGGTCGCCCGTGAGTACCCATATGGTTGAGGCACAACCAAAAATTAGGTAATCATCCTTGTAAGGAATCAAAGCCCGTATGATGTCCCCTGCTTCACCTGCATCTGCACTGCTCCCTGCCGCCGCTGTTAATGGGTCAGTAGATGTGTAAACCCAATTCCAAGGGTCACCTATTTTACTCATATACCATTGATGAGGATAGTTTGGATTACCAGCAAGAACACACCTACCTCGATACAAGCACCCAAGGTAGGCCTTGGCAGGCATACTTCCGTAAGTTGTGGTATCATTATCATAAGGTGTCCAAGCATACCATCGTGGTTTAGCAAGACCTGCAACCGGAGATGGGAATATCACATTCCCTGCACCCCCAACAGCAGATGTGATAGCAGTAGTAATCTCAAATGTCCCTGATGTGACATAACCATACATAACCTTATCAGTACTGTTGATATAGTCTACTACCATTGTGGCAGCACTCGCCCCAGCTTGATAAACAATATCTCCTCTTGCTGGTTTAGTAGTAAAACCATTATCATCAGTTATTTTTGTATTTACAAAATCAGCCACCCCAAGTATGCTACCATTAACTACAAATACTTTTTGAAAACCCTCAAACATATTGAGTTGGTCAGACGTATCAATGGCATAGCCAGATGTATCCAACTCTGTTGACATATCACCCGCACTCACGCCAGTACCTCCATAATAAATTTCATCACTTCCAGCAACGACCAATCTTTTATAAGCAACTGTATCATCTGGTGGTGTAAACGCCATGCTTATAAATCCTCGTAAAAAATCTTATTTCGTGCTGCTGCCACTAATTTTCTTATTGTTATCATATTATTTTCGCCCGTAATAGTTCCAGTAGGGTCGCCTTCATCACCGTCTCCACCCGCTAAAGTTATCCCTGTTGGAAGTGGAGGCGAAAAAGCAATAGTAGAAAACCACCATTCATCACCCTCAGCAGTTTCTTCCGTTGAGGGCCAATATGTATCCACTCTCCAATAATAGGTTTCATTGTACAACCCAGCCCCAATAGTTACAATGAGAAAAGCGGCAGCAATAGAAGTAGCCGAACCTTGGTGTACAATTTCACTTAAATCGTCTGACGTTGTTCCCCAATATACATTGTATACTTCCTCATCCGGTGGAGTCTCAGTGCCGCTCACCCAGGAAAACGCCTGATAATCAAGGGTCATTCCAGTAAATGTGTCAATAGGAGCAGGAGTTTTAGCTTTAATTGGCGATGAAGTTGCTTTTATACTAACTGTTATTGTTCCAGGAGTTGAATCTGCCACACGGTACAACTCTAACTTTACACTTGTAATTGTATAAGTAGATGAGGCAGTAAAGGTCATAGCAGACCAATATGCAGCACCGTACAACCAAGCACCTGCACCAGTGTAATCAAAACTACAATTATCTCGCAAAGCACCATTAGCATAAGTCTTGAAAAACACCTTTGCAGGAGTTTGACTTGACCAAGTTGAACCACCATCAGTGCTGTAATAATGAACTTCACCACCATAACCAGTACCATCAGTTATCATCTGCCACAATCCTGCATCATCGGCATCGGCAGCATCCGCCGCCCTGACCACTATGGCATATGTCACGCCCGATGTTAATTCAACCCCAGCCCCGAAGGATATTTCCCTTAACTCTGGCTCGTCCGGTGGCCAAGGCTCAGGCAGGGTATCTCCACTGGTTGTCCCTGAAACCAAGTCATCGCCTGTTGGGTCTCCTGCCGCCATTTATATCACCGAAACTATTGTAATTTTCTTTTCATAATGTTACGTGATTGATGCAACGGTACACATTGCCACCACAGGATTTTCTGAATCACCCACCTGGTCTGTTGACCACTTATCCAATCCATCCCGTTGAACAATCAGGATTCTTCCACCCCAACCTTTAGCCCGTACATTACTCATATACTCAGATGTATTAGGTGCTGGCGTATCAGCAGGTAATCCCTTATGAATACCCCGTATAGGGGGAGTAAAAATTACATTAGCCATTACTTCCCCTTGTACTTTCTCTTCAATCTCTTACCCACCATTCTCTCAAGTGCCTTTCTCTCTGACGGGGCTGCACGACTGATTACTTTCCTCGTACCTGCTGTCATAGCCGGTTCATACATCTGAGGATACATACGCTGCAATCGAGCAGTAATCCTTTTTTGTTCCTTGGCTGTGGGCTTGACAATCTTTTTCTTTCTTCTAAACAAGGCCATAATCACTCCCATAACCAACAGATATCACAATATAAAGTTGTACTATCCAAATCACTGGCAAGGATAAGAAATCTATCACAACCAAAAACCCTACAATAATAAGTTGCTGTACGATTATCAGTCAAATTCTGCTCCTCGGCATCGTGGTGTCCATCCTCTTCTGTGGCAGTAATAGTATCAATAAAGTGAATTGTCGATGTATCTGTATCGCTCGTACCAATAGCCGTAAGAAGTATAGCTATCCTGCGATAGAAGTCATCTCCTCTTGCAGCATACATCTGAAGTATATCATCTACATCAGTAGTACCAACAGCTCTAAACCTAATTAACATAGCATACGGAGTAGGAGTTGGAGGAATTATTTTAATGGTATATTCAGTAGCTAAAGCATCTGCCGTAGCAACATCTCTTCCTGTAACACCTAATTCAGCATGTTCAGTTGTTATGCTCCCTACATTATGCCAGTAACCAAGAACACTTCTTTTACTTGTACTCATTTTTGTTTTCTCCTATTTTATGTTGCATACTTTGCAAGCCAAATCCAACCATCATTTGTGCCCGCTGCAACCCACTCTAATGAAACATACTGTCCATTATACTGTAATTTATAGTTACTTCCAGCAGCAGTTGTAACAGTTGCCCTCTTATTACCTGTATTAGATTTAAGAACAATAAGTACTCGTTGTCCTCTATACACACCACTTGGTAAAGTAATAGTAAAAGCAGCAGAGGGGTTTGTGATAGTAACTACCCTATCCATAATAAAATTATCTGATACACTACCAACTCTTACTGTATAAGTAGAATCAATATCTTTCTCTCTCATCTTAAACGCTTTTTTTCTTGTTTCAAACCAATTTGTTGCACTCATTTCTTTTTCCTTAAAACTATGGGTTAATATTCATTCCCCATCCCTGAGCCTTTCATCCTACGCCGTTTTCTGTCTCATACACGGTATCCGTATCAACCATTGTCCCCCATCGGTATCCTGATGGTTTTGGTAAACTTAAATTGCCTAATAAATCTGTAGTATCCTGTATATCTGTACGAATTAATTTTTGAATCAAATCATTAGCAAGTTGCGTGTGCAATCCTATAACTTCATCTTCTTGTTGTTCTGCAACAGCCAAACAACTCTCAACTATAGCTTCTGTTGCTCGCACACCACCAACTAACAAATCAGCGGCTACTGATGGTGCTAACGGGTCAATCCTATAAAAGAACTTTAATAGATAAACACCATCGGGTACAGGGTCAACCCACATTTCATACATTGTTCCAATTTCATTATCATACACAAAAGGTGCTAATGCAAAATGTGTTGAAAAACCAGATGAAACTGAGCCACTGCGAATTTCAAGAATTTGCTCAGGAGCTATCTTGGTTAATTCATTATAACCGGTCTCATCATCGAAGTGTGGCACATCAAGGAAGTCAGAGAAGTCATTTGGTAAACTATACTTCCATTGTCCAGAGACAGTAGAGAATGTATGGAATTGCTTGACAAAACTCCAGACGTGCAGCTGACCTGTAGCCATATCAATAGGATAGAGAAACTGACGGTAGCCCCGTGCCACGATAGCTTTGGTAGCATCGGACGCTGTACTGCCCAATCCTAAAAATTCACTGGTAAGAGTGTGTAGGTCAGAATATGAAATTGTTAGTTTAGCCATCATTACTCCCCGAAATAAAGTTAAAGCAGGTCTTACTTTTATGCCTGCTCTAACCTCAAGAGACAGACCCAGGGTCACTCGGCCTTTGCCTCTTTCTTAACTTCTTTTGAAGCTACTTTCTTAGTTGGTACAGGAAAAGCTTTATTCCTAATTATACCCAGTGCCTCCTGAATCAGTTGATGGTCTTTCAGTGTTCCTTGAATTCCTGCACACACATTGGTAATTAACTGCATTGCTTCTTGCTCAGACATATTTCTGTCCCTTTCAAAAAAGAAAAGGGTGGGTATAAATATATCCCACCCATATTAAATTACATCACGGACTAATCTGTAACATAAAAAAGGGATTATAACCACCATGTTGGTCTGCACCCAAAGCCTCAATCGTAGCACAGGTACGTTCAATCAGAAAACCAGCAATTTGCCTACCAGAATCAGTAGTACTTGCATTAGTTGCAGGAACAACACAACCATTACCTCTAAATAATACAAGACGCTCAAAATCGCCACCAAAATCAGTAGAAGAAATTCCACTGACTCTACAAGGCCCCCATGTTTGAAGCCATACATATTCTCCCTCTGTTGTGGCATTGGCAGCACCAACACCAGCAATAGAGAGGTCATCTTCTGAAAGTTGTCGAACATCATTATATGGGTTGTACCAAATACAAAGAGTTTGTGCGGTATCAGCAGCAACATTAAATGCAGCATCTACATAGATGGTTATTTCTTCACCACCCGCAGCCGAAGCAGTGTTCCCCACAATTCCTCTAAATTGGTGTGCGGGTGTAGAACCAAGAATAACTACATATCCACCACGAAGTTCATCCTTGGCAACACTACCATTGTAGTCATAACCTTGGTCTGATTCTACTGTATATTTGAAACTCATATCACCAACTGCAATAGCTCCTGAAGTAACATCAGATGATGTAGAATCACCACTTCCAGCAAATTTATGACTATAAAAGGAAAAAGCATAACCACTGGTTCGGTTTTGACCAACTTTTGCATATCTAAACACCCGACCATCAGGAAGAACAACTCTATCCCCTACATGATACTCAGGATTTCTTGTAGTTGATACTTCATACAAAAAACTCCAATTCTGAATTGGAGACTCGTAAACCTCTCTGGTCTGAGTTAAATCCAGATGCTTAGTATAAGTAACACCTCTCGTACTCGTTGTTACACTCATTTTTATTCTCCTAAAAATTGTTAATTAAATATTGTTTTGCATTTCCCAGAAATTCTGGATTATCCAAAAAACACCCAATACCATAATTACAACTTTTACACAACAATCCTCTACAAGAATCTATACCTTGCTTTTTGTGATTATGGTCAATACACAACTTTTCAGTTATCTTACCACAAATAGCACAGTGGGCTTGTTGTTTCATAAATTGTTTTTTATAGTATTCCTCAACTGCATCAGAACTTATACCAAGTTTACGTGCAAATGCTGCTCGGTTTTCAACAGCACGATAATCAGGCTGTAACTTAATCCGTCTTTTTCTATAATCAGCAGTATTTTCAATTCTTTTAACACGATTTCCTTGATAACGAACTTTACTTTTTGCTAAAATCTCTTTTTTGTTCTTTTGATAATATTCCTTACGACATTGTTTACATTCATAACAATGCCCATCAGGGCTACTACATTGTTTAACAAAAGCACTAATATCTTTTGTTTTACCACATTTTGAACAAGTTTTAGATTTTAACATTTACATAAGTCCTTATGCAGTAACGTGTTGCGAGATAAGAAAGCCAGAATCCTTGGGGTTACGACAAAAGATGTTATAACGCAGCCAAATAACCTTCTGCATCACAACTGAACGGTTCGGGTCTTTACCATCAATCTCCTTAAAGTTCCAATCCGTATGGATAACTGGAAAGATGCTGCTGTGGTTCAGACCAATAATCGGGTCAGTACCATAAATCGCTTTACGAGCAGTATCAAGAATATCAACGTATGCCAATGGAATACTTTTTATCGTAGGAGTACCATAATGAGAGTCACGGTTGTAACCCATATTGTCATCACTCTTGGCATAAAACGTATTCAGTTTACTAATAACATTGTCCGTAGTGTGCAGCGAGAAATCAATGTTACCATTCATTTCCCCGACAGTTTGCGGAATAGTCGGTGCTTGGAAATTCAGTTTGCGTAATGCCCTATCCACATACGTCAACAATGTCTCATCCAAATTACCATTATGGTCAGCATAGTAACTTGCCCAGTTGGGATGAACCGAGGCACTTGAATTAATCCCAGCGGTATCATATGCAGTACCAACAGCGGAAGTGCTATCATTGTAACGACTTCGATAACCTGTCCATCCACCAGTAGAATTGTTACTACCAAGTCTCAACCAGGTAAATATAGAACTGGGAGCATTTACATCGCTGGCACTATCAGGCCCAGTCAATATAGCCAGATAAATTTCCTCTATAATATCCTTGATGGCAGACTCATATTGCTGCTCAAGAACATCAAAAATCTTCTCAGCACCACTATTGATACTTGTTTCCATCAGGTTCCAAAGCATACCGCCCTTGGCCTGTCTCCAGTTCACTGTATATTTACGGTCGATATTCTTTTTCACCAGTGTATCTTGGTCCCAGATACCGGCATGGGATGCGTTACCTTCACTCAATAACGTAATATGACCTTCAAGATGGTCTCCACCTTTTACCTTCATTGCATTCTTAAAAAACATATTGAAGAACTGATATTTTCTATATGCAAAGTTTGCAAGAGCAGGTTTCTTGGTCATAATATGAGCAAGAGTAGCATTCCAAATATCCAATGCCTTCTCAAAATCTGTTTCAATTGCCATTATCATTTCCCTTAAAAATTATTGTTTAACTTGTAGCCACTCCGTGTTTCTTTTGAACTTCCCGTATAACTTCAGCACCACTTAAACCAGTTTTCACCTGTTCGTGACTGCTGTGTTTTGCGGAAAGTTGTTTTTCACTCTTTTTCAAATCCTTTATTAAATTCCGTTTTACATCTTTTACAAGGTTCTTGCCTTTGAAAGCATCGAGGGAAGTGGATAATGCTTGTTCAAAATCCATCCCCGCTTTCTCATGTAAATCTAAAACAAGACCCCAAACCTCGTTACGAGCTTTACACTGTGGGCTACTTGGGACAATACTCCCATCAGGAAATCTTGGCAACTTATCAAAAGTTCCAAAAACCTCAAATTCTTTGGATAATTCATCCATTACTTGAGTAGCTCTTGATGCCTGTGACGCAAGCTTTTCCTGAGCATCTCGCTCGATATTTTTCTCCTGGCCCTTTTCCAGCTTATCGAGCCGCTCAGTAAGTTTTGCTATCACCTCATCCTTTGCATCATCCTTGACTTTATCATCCTTCTTAATTGATTGTTGAGTATCACCTTCTTTTGAGGATTGCTCTGACTTATCAGAATCCCCCTTTATTCCAGAAAGTGGAGCTAAATCTTTAGCATATTCTCGTAATTCATCATCTGTATAATCAGATGCCCACTCCTTAATTTGTTCTTCAGTCCAACCATCCTTTAACGCCGCTTCCGTGAACTCGTCTGGTATATCATCGCCATCACTGTCACTACCTTTACTATCAACGGTATTATCAGTGTTACCTTTGATGATACTTTTGATTTTATCAACTATGCCAGTTTTTGTTTCGTTAGTCTCTTTTGTTTCATCCTGCCGTTCATCTGATTTAGTTTCTTGTTGTTCCTTATCCTTAACATCCACATCTTGTTCAACATTTTGTTCTTGGCTATTTTCTGTCCCGTTTTCTGGCATTAGTTTTTCTCCTTATCAGAATCACTTTTGTCATTTGTAACCTTTGTTTTGAACCTGCAAACACTACAAAATTTCTGAGCCGGACTTTTTGGGAAAAACTTTTTTTGGCAGGTTTCACAACGTTTTCTGACAATCCCCGCTTCTGCTAATATATCATAAACAATTTCCCTAATTACTGGTTCATTAAGTAATCGTGCTCGTTCTTTATTAGGGTCTGCTATATCCTCCAGTGTTTTAGCATCTGGGTATAGCTTATCACAAGTTTCACACTTAGAACCAACCATTGCTTCTGACCTAAAATTTGCCTTGCAAATACTACATTGTGGGTCTTCCATTTTCTATCTCCTAATCTTGTTCATACATAAATCTTTCTTTCATCTGACGTTTCTTGTCAGCACGGTTTTTTATAAGTAACCTGCCATCTGGTGAATAAGTTGAGTTTGGAAATCTCTTACTAAACTGTTTTACTTGTCCAGCAGGAACTCCCATTGATGTACTCCATCTGGGGTTGTCTTTCTCATACCAGTTGACTCCTTTATTTGTTCTTACTTCATCCTTACAAAATGTTAATCTGTAGCACTTTCCATCACACTCAGGACAGACTGAAGGGTCACTATTCTCATCATAATATTGTTCAAAATTACAAGACCTGTTAAGACATTGAAATTGAATCATCAAACTGTCCCAACTAATAAATATTCGTAAGCCGGTGTTTCTGTAGCAGTATGATTATTAACGTATATAGTACCACTTGGATTTGGTATTACAGCGGCAGGCTCACCTGCCTTGACTGTAAAATCTGCATCAAAATCTGTATCAAAATCCAAGTCAACATCTAAATCATAATCAACAGCTCTTATAATTAAAATTGTTTCTACTGCTACATCACCTAAATCTAAAACCTCTGGAGTAGCCAAAGCACCATCAGCCACTACACGATAATTATACGTAGCTCCAGTGGGAGTTGTTCCATCTGTTGCTTTATTTATAAAGTTTAAGTCTCTACCAAGTCCCATCAATTCAACTATCACACTAACATCCACTGTTGCTGCCATTATTTAACCTTCCTTATCCAATTTTTAGGGATTAACAATTTCCCCATCATGTCATCATCTTTCGTCTTTCCCTTGGTATGGCATATAATTACAAAACCATCTTTTTCGCCAACATACCAACCACTTGTAAAACAGTAAACCTCATTTGGAATTTTCATCATCCAACTTAAATTCATCCATCCTGACGTAGACCAAGCATCAATCCACTCAATATAAATTTTTTCCCCGTATTTCTTTTTTATTTTCATCTTTTTTTTCGCTTAAGACGTTTTCTTCCCACCATAAATTTACGGTACTCATCCATATGAAGAATAACAAAGTCTTGCAAATTCTTAAATGTCATTTCGGGGATGTATTTTTCCGGCTTCCGCTCAACCATGCTTCTTCTTCCGTTTCAACTTTGTCCTTGCAGGCAAATCCTTACCACCAGACTCCTCCAAGTGACGAGCCAACTCAGCCTCACTCATACCAGTCTTACCTTTTTTGCCTGCTCTCTTTCTTGCTAATTCCGCACCAAACAATCCCCGTTGAGCTTCGGAAGTAATTGGTGTATGCTTTTTATGTTTCTTAGGATTTCCTTTTTTCTTTCTTTTCAAATGTGGGCACGGCATATTATTTATTCCTCTCTAATTTGCATCTTTCATATGCTTCCAAAATACTCTTTGCACTCTCACATAAACTGATACCAACTCCACCATATGCAGCATGTCCTACATAAATACCTATCACATCACCTTTGGAATTGTACAACGGGCCACCACTACTACCTGACCCACCCTCGGCATCAGTTTGTAATAAATCTTCCCAATTCATTTCAGGAATATCTCTATTGAGATGAGACAATATTCCTTTAGTCAGGGTAAAACTAAAACACTTATGGAAAGGTGCTCCTACAAGGTAAATGGTATCTCCAATATTCCCAGACAATAGTGATACTTTGGATATATAGATTTCATTGGCATCCACAAATATGAAACCAATGTCCTCCTCATCATCAATATAAAAATCACCTGACTCCAACACAGTGCCATTACTAAATTCTATGTTGCAGACACCCATCTGTTCTAAAATGTGTGCAGCGGTAACTATAACATTATCATATATGAACACGCCAGACCCACCACCATATTCATCATATATCACCACTGAGGAGTCCACCATATTTTTATATTTACTTATATCAATCTTAAATGTCCCCGAACCACACAAACAACAAAAAAGTAGCCATCCTGCTACTAATATTATTCCTAAACTATACAACTCTTTCATTTTGTTCCCCCACCAGTTCGCTTTTGCTGTTGTTGCATATTGGCTGTTCTCGATGGTTCAGATGCACCAAATGTGTCCGGCATTTGACCAGGACTTTTTGTGCCTTCTGGCCGTTGTCCACTAACCGGCATCATAGTATAGGGTACATTTCCAGGCTCTTGTGGAACTGCACTTCTATAAATCTGATTAAAATTATCAAAACCGGCGTAGTCAGCTAATATTTGTGTTGCTGTAACAATATCAATCTCAGCACCTTGTGCAGTAGCAATACCTGCTGTGGGTAATACCCAACTACTCATAAACTGCATTAGTCTTTGATATAGCAACTCTGGTGAGCTTCGTTGACTACTATATGGTTTTATGTTAAAAATAAAATCATAGAAATCACCGACTTTATCGGCTTGTGAGAAAACCATGGGAATTTCACCAAGACCAGGTATTTTATTAATAACTGGAATATATACTGTGGGGTCAGTCCACACGTAATAAGCCAATTTATTTATAACAGATACCATGAAATTCTCAAACCGATTGTACATATTATTTACAATCCGACTTGCATTTTGATATACAAGTTGTTCTTGTCCGAGCGTAGGTGCTTGTGCTCCACGACCCCCTAACACATCAGGATTGGCCCCAGTTTTTGTGAACTCCTGCTCAGCAAAAGCCATCCAATTATAGTTATCAGGATTTACACCACCAAAAGATAAAGTTTTTACTTGCTCTACTCCCTTTGCTACAATAACATCCATATTAGATGCTTTTATAATTTTTTTAGCTGCTTCTTTTGAAGAAGGTTCAGCAACTATAACATTCTTCTGAGATTCAGCCTGCTCACGAGCTGTTCTGGCAAGTACATTCATACTATAGTCAAGGTCATTCCACGCCCAAGCAGGGGGTATTGGAATAGGGCATCCAGGAAAATACTTATAACCAAGATAATCGTAAGGCCCCTCACCAGGGCCATCGTATTCAATGGTTTTTAATCTTACTGGAGTATTGCCATAAGGCATTATTGTAACAATTATTCCTTCATCTCTTATATATAAATCAATAAATATAGAATAGTCACGTAGGTTTAATTTGTTCCAATTAAAATCTGGGTTTGTTATTTTTTCAGCACTAAATTTAGTAATTAATTTTCCTGATGGCGAGATTTCATCAGGATGGTCAAATATATCTTTAGCATAATCAGTAGGCAACCTATAAATATCACCTTCAATAATAAAATCATTCCTACTTTTGGCTGCTGGGTCACCAATATAGTCAGCAGGGTCTATTAATATTATTCTTGGTGTACCTAACTTTATTTCCTCATCATCTAAATTTATAATACGGTCGTATTCTGAAAAAGTCCTGGTTGCTACACCACCAAACATTGACATTACAGCAGCAGGAATAAAAACATTCTCAGCCAGATTCATTTTTTTATCAATTAAATAATTCAAAGCTAATTGTGTTCTGTGTGCTGATGGACGCATATTTGGAACTATGGATTCAACCATCAATCTTGGATTGCCTTCAACAAGAAAAGGAACTATAGTTGAAACCCCCCTGTCTATAAGATTTATTGGATGCTCTCTTGCGAGGCGTTTGTCAAAATACCCCGAAGCATAGGAAGCCAGCAATTTCTGTGTATGAGCCTGTGGGTCTTCCCATTTTTTTTGCCACGCCCTTACAAGTATTTGGAGCCTTTCTTCAAACTTCTGTTCTTTATATTGACTTGTTTCAATATATTTTTTACTACTTTTCATAAATTAATTCCAAACAGATACTTTTTAGCTTTACGATAGTCCTCTTTTTGTTTAGTTTCCTCAACCCTACGATAAAATTCAAATGAACCAAATGGAACTTTTCTTGTCTCCGAATAATCACCAACAAATTGGTCTCTCGTTCCAAGAATACAAAGTGCAACAGCTATGGCCCTATCACCATGTCTCTCTCTTGCACCAGAACTTAAATCCGCTTTCAACGAAGTTGTAATTTCTTTACTTCCCCCAACGAAAATATAATCAAACAATTCATCTAACAATTCTTTGCTATAAATTAAACAAGACTTATAATTCTTATCCCCACTAATACCACAAGCAAGAGCAATACTAAGCTCACCTAAAATAGCAGCTTTTCGGTCTTGGGTAGAATGGAAACCATATTTTTTCTGTCTTTTCCGAGTTTTAGAATCTTCTACTGTTTGAGTATAACAACTACAGTATTCTTGCCAAATAACTCTATCGGTAAAGTTTACTCCGTGCCCACCGTTGTTTTCCCAAATAAGGAAAGTATCATCTACGCCACCAACCCACTGTGCTATTGCTACTGATTGGTCAGCAAAATCCTCTGGTTTAGTATTGGCACAAACCCATTCTCCAACCAATTCCATTGTATTTACATCATAAATTGATGCTACTGAGTTTGATGAACCTAATCCATAAGAAGGGTCACAACCAACAATATAATTATGTCTTTGGTCTGGTCTACCTCGAATTAAATTCCCCCACCATTTTAACCTCCTGCCTCCAAAATCAGAAATAAAATATGGGCCCTCAATGTCAAGTTCAATATCTTCTTTTTGAATATATCCATCAATATCGTATTCAAAAACCACTTCCCCCTCAAAATTTGGTTCCCGAATATATCTCTTTTTAATGTCCTCAAGAACAGTATGGTCAAATGGGGTATCGCTTGACCCCATCGGAGTAGCCCATACATTTGATACAAAGTCCCGCCGATTGCCCTTTCGCCGCAATTCTTGATAATCATGCCAAGGGCTACGAAACTTCCCAGGTAGATTCTTACACCCATCGGCGATAAAGAGTTTCTTTAATTCATCGGGTAAGGCTTCATAATTTATTTTAATTTGTGGCATATTCTAATACTTCTGGGTAATTCTTCAATCATCTATGTCCCAAACAGACGGTGGGTTACTTTCCCATTTATTTTCACAATCAAAACATTGCCAAACTTCCAAATTCAAACTACGTAATTCCTTATCAGTATGAGAAACGGTATTCTCACTATCACAATCTGGACATTTCATTTTCTGCATATTCAAGTACCTCCGGCCAACGTTGACGGTAGTAATCCACGTCTATCAACTCAATCTCACCAACTTTAGGACTTGTATAGAGCCCTTGGTTTTTGGTAGGATTTTGATGCCAGATGAGTTCGACAACCTTTGTGGTTGCTTTGCCGAGGGCTTGATTGAAGCAATGCCCCGCACCAAGCCAATGAGTGCTACTATAGATTATACAGGGCGACACATCGTGTACTGACCCTTCTATTGCTGTAGCTGTAGCTGCATCCACACGCCCGAACTCATCAAGTAACAATGCCGTAGCACGGCTTCCAGCAGAAAAACTCTCATTTGTAGTCTCTCCCACTATTGAAGAACTGTTTAACGGTATTGTCAACAACATATCTTTACGGTTATTTTTAGGATTATAACCGGAAAGTTCTAACCACCACGAAGGCA